AGGCGACGAGTGTCGCGCATGTGAAGGCTAAGAGGAGAAAACATGTCACTTACAGAAGTATCTAAAACTTACCGTCCATTCCTTTATCCGTGGGCAGTAGAACTAACAAAGAAACATGAAGAGATCCATTGGGTCGAGGATGAAGCAGAATTATCAGAAGACGTACAGGATTGGAAAACAAAACTATCCGATGATGAAAAGGAATTTGTTACACAAGTTCTTCGTCTGTTTACACAGTCTGATGTTCAGGTAGGTGAAAATTACCATGAGCTTCTTATTCCTAAGTTTAAGAATAATGAAGTTCGTAACATGCTTTCTTCCTTTGCTAACCGTGAAGGTGTACACCAACGTGCATATGCACTTCTGAATGATACACTTGGTCTACCTGATGAAGAATTCCATGCATTCCTTGAATATAAGGAAATGGCAGATAAGATTGAATTTATGTCACAGGGTAATCCAAACACTCTGCAAGGTCTAGCACTTATTATGGCACAATCTGTATTTAACGAAGGAATGAGCTTGTTTGCTTCCTTTGTAATGTTGCTGAACTTCCAACGGTTTGGCAAGATGAAAGGAATGGGAACAATTGTTGAATGGTCAATACGTGACGAATCAATGCATGTTCAGGGTATTGCTAAACTCTTCCGCGAATTCTGTGATGAGCATCCACGTATTGTTAACGATGAACTAAAATCTAAAATCTACCAGATGGCAAGAGATGCAGTTAAGCTCGAAGACGCATTTATTAAACTATCATTCAAAGGTATTGATGATGTACAGGGATTAACAAGACAAGAAGTAAAAGACTATATCCGACATATTGCAGACCGTCGTCTTCTACAGCTTGGCCTGAAGCCAACATTTAAGGTAAAAGATAATCCTCTACCGTGGCTTGATTGGGTACTGAATGGTGCTTCACATGATAACTTCTTCGAAAAACGTGTTACTGAATATTCCGTAACTTCTATGGAAGGCGATTGGGACTGGGACAAAGTAGCATGATCGAATTCAAAATCGAATGCGAAGAATGTGAAGAAACCACATATATGGTAGCATCTGATCATCCAGAATTTTGTCCTATGTGTGGTCGCAGAAGCGAAGCAATCTTACACAAGGGATTAGATCTAGACGAGGAAGATTGGGACTGATATATAGATGTATGTGGTACTATAATGATAGAGAATTTAATCCCTCCGAAGATCAATTACGGGATTGGGCAGGATTTGTATACATCATCACGGATCTTACCAATAACAAAAAGTACGTTGGTAAAAAGGGATTCTGGTCGAGAAAAACACTTCCCCCGCTTAAAGGTAAAACCAGGAAAAGAAGAAGTATTGTCGAATCCAACTGGAAAGACTACTTCGGATCATCTGACCTGGTTAAACAACTCCTTGAAGATCACGGTGAGAAAGGATTCCGCCGTGAGATACTATATCTCTGTAAATCAAAGGGAGAAATGGGATATCTCGAAGCAAAAGAACAATTCGATAGATCTGTATTGTTAGATGATACCTATTATAATGGTATTATTAATTGCAGGATACATCGATCTCATGTTAAGAGGCTAAAGGATGGAGATATGTTATGAAGACGAAGTTTGGAAGAATATAGACCCAGATCATATTTGGGTTTTAGATAAATTTATTCTTTCAAGAAAGTTAGAATACATCTGTGGCCCAGTAGGTATGGATGTACCCGAAGATAACAGATATATCGTTCGACCGTGTAAGAATGCACTAGGTTTAGGTATCGGTACAAGTTTAGAATATTTACAAGCTGTTGACTGCGGTACAGATCATCTTACCCCAGGATATTTCTGGTGCGAAGTATTTAAGGGAAGACATTTTAGTGTAGATTACCAATGGGGTAAAATTAAACTTGTTGTCGAGGGATTTAAAAAAGAAGATACGTTTGTAAAGTGGGATAGGTGGGAACAAGTTGATGATTTGCCTGCTATAGAAAGAATTATAAGTTTTCCTAAAATATTAAATCCGATAAAAGAAAAATATGAATGGATTAATTGTGAATTTATTGGTTCTCGTTTAATCGAAGTACATCTTAGAAAAAATAATGATTTCCAATGGGGTAATACATCTTTTATACCTGTTTGGGAAGGTGAAGATATAAATCCACCTAACGGATATAGATACATAGAGTATCCAGATATTCACGGGAGGATAGGAGCTTATGTACGAATACAAACATGAAGAAGAAGTTTGGAAAAATTATGAACGTAGGAATAAAATACGAAGATTTAGATCTAAGTAAGTTAAGCGTTGATGAATTAAAGGATTTTGGTAGAAACATTATTAAAGATAATATTGTAGTTGTCAGAAATCAAAAATGTAATGAAGAAGATATTTTACGTATCTGCGAAACATTCGGCACTGTTTTGAAACCTAAGCAATTTTTTATGCATCCAGAATATCCTGGATTATTTAGGGTTACTAATAGAAGAGAAAACGGTGAAAAAATCGGAATTTTTGCTGATAAAGAATTAGATTGGCACTCAAATGGTAACGGTCGTCCGAGCGGCAAGGAATCTTGTGTTGCTCTTTATTGTGTCGAACCAGGTGAAAACAGCATCACAAGTTTTTGCGATACACGTAAAGCTTATAGAGAATTACCTGACGAAATCAAAGAAATAGTAGATGATGTAGATTGTACTTTCCAATTCAAAAATAATACTTTTTACAAATTAGACGAAGATGACAAAGAACTAATAATGTTTGAAAACAAACGGATTTATCCAGAAGGAGTTACTAAACCTTTAGTATATAACCATCCTTGGGATAATGATAAAGGTTTATACTTTACGTTTCATTACATAAGAAAAATGTGGAGACGTTCAGGAAAGCCATTAGATGAAAAATGGCTTAAAGAATATTTAATCGATCATGTGTTTCAAGAAAAATATATATACCACCATAATGATTGGAAAACAGGTGACTTTATTTTTATGGACCAGTTTCATAGTATACATAAGCGCAACCAAGTTGAAGGAGATAGGTTATTGTATCGTATAAGTTTTGATTATGGAGGATTGTTTAATGAATGAATTTAGCTATAAATTTGAAGATAGGTTTACGGAAACAAAGGGCTATGACGGTACATTTAAAATATAACCCCTCTAACCTAAGCTTGAGACAGAGAGCTAGTTTAAGCAGGGCGAATAGGCAGGCCAAAAAATTATTAAAACCATCAAAGCATAAAGGAGACGACTCGTGTACGAATATAAGTGTAAAATCCTCAGAGTAGTAGACGGCGATACAACAGATGTAGATATAGATCTAGGATTTGGTGTATGGTTAAGAAAACAAAGGATTCGGTTTCATGGTATTGATACGCCAGAAAGTCGAACCTCCGATAAAGAAGAAAAGAAATACGGTCTTGCTGCTAAGCAGTTTGTAAAAGATCATATTCCTGTTGGATCTACACAAATTCTAGTTACTATGAAAGATGGCGTCGGAAAATACGGTAGAATACTCGGAAAATTCAAACTAGAAGACGGCAGAATTCTAAATGAAATGATGATTGAACAACATCATGCAGTAGCGTACTTCGGGCAATCAAAAGATGATATTGCAGAAGGTCATATAAAAAATAGAGAATTTATAGATGTTACGGAAATTAAAATAAAATAACATAAAAGGGGATTTACAATTAAATAAAAATATGGTATTATATAATGTAAAAATTGGTGCTTATGTTAAATAGACTTAAATCAATTAATTTAGATATCACTAACCGATGCACACTTGAGTGTCCAAAGTGCCTAAGAATATCTTATAGGAAAAACGGATTACGTATTCCAGGGCATGATATGTCCTTCACAGAATATAAGACTATTACGGACTACTTTGATAAAATACATTTCTGCGGGAACGTATCCGATCCAACCATGCACAACCAATTCCCGATGTTCCTTCGATTAAATTACGAACGGGGGATCGAAACATACGTAGACAATGCTGCCTCGAATAGAACTAAGGCTTGGTACTTGGAAGCATTTAATTCGAATCCAAAAGCTCACTGGACCTTTGGCATAGACGGAATCCCAGAAGAAAGCCATCTCTATAGAAAGAACCAGGATGGCACTAAACTATTTGAAATGATGCTTTTAGCGAAACAAATGGGATTGAAAGTATACTGGAACTATATTATTTTTAAATATAACGAAGATACAATGCAAGAAGCTAAACAGTTAGCCGACTATTATAAAATACCAATTAACTTTATACGATCAAGTAGATTCAATGAAGATGATGAGTTGAAGCCTACAAACCCCCAACATTATGTAGAAAGAGATTATGAGCAATTTAAAACCAAAATGTCTTTCAGGTAAACCTTACGGCCATACAGCCCGTGGATACATACTCCCGTGCTGTCACTGGGATATACCTAACCTTTTTGAAAGTGATATTGCAGCCTTAGTTGATGAAAAATTCAAATTAGGGGATTTACAATCCGTTGAAGATGTGGTACTATCTAAAGAATGGAAAAGCTTTTATAGCGACTTGAAAAGGGGTAAAGGACCTGATCTCTGCTATGAATACTGCTCTGGGAAAAACGTAAAGGATACATTATGATTATTATTGACTATAATGGTATTGCCATTGGTAATATTATTGCACAGAAACTAATGCCAGAAGAAGATATTATTCGCCATATGATCCTGAATTCTATTCGAATGTACAGACAAAAGTTCCAAGAATATGGTGATGTAGTTATTGTTGCCGATGCTGGTGGCAACTGGCGTAAAGATTATTATCCTGAATATAAAGCTAAGCGTAAGACAAATCGTGATGACGATAAGCGTGACTGGCAGGAGATTTTTCGTATTACGAATATGGTACGTGAAGAACTTGCTGAAAACTTTCCGTATAAAATGGTACACATATGGGGATGTGAAGCAGATGATTCTATTGCCCAAATCGTTATGAATACACAAGAGCTTGGCCAATATGAACCAGTAATGATTATATCTTCTGACCATGACTTCAAACAGCTACAAAAGTTTGATAACGTCAAGCAGTTTTCACCAATGACTAAAAAGTTTGTCAAGGAAGATAATCCACGTCTTGGTCTTATGGAAAAGATACTAAAAGGCGATTCTGGTGATGGTGTACCAAATGTCCTATCAGATGATAAGGTATTTGTAGAAGGTAGAAAGCAAAATGTTCTTTCTTCTAAAAAGAAACAGGCATTACTTGATGACCCAAAAGCTCTTGGTGAAGAAGTATATCGTAATTACTTACGTAATAAAAAACTGATAGATTTATCAGAAACCCCAGAAACTGTATCAAAAGAAATTATAAATAATTTTATGAATCAGAACCCATCTGGAAATAAAGGAAAAGTATTTCCTTATCTTGTTGAAAAACGTTGCAGATTATTAGTAGAAGTTGTTGAGGAGTTTTTCTAATGGCTAAATTAGTACATGAAGTATTAGAACAATTTGAAAAAGCAAAAGACCGTAAGGCAAAAGTCCAAGTATTAAAACAAAATGATACCTTGGCACTTAAATCTATTTTGGCAGGTGCAATGGATCCTAAAGTAGAATTTCTACTTCCGAAAGGTCCAGTTCCTTATACCGCAAGTGAGGAACACAATGCGCCTTCAAATCTTCTTAGTAAATATAAAGAATTCCGGTACGTCGTAAAAGGCGGGCCTGGCGAAAGGATTCCAGGATTTAAAAGAGAGAATATTTTTCTTGGCATTCTGGAATCAATACACCCTCGTGATGCTGAATTGGTTGTAAAAATGATTAACAAAGAAAAGCCATGTGACGGTATTACCCTTAAAATTATTCAAGAGGCTTTTCCAGATATTATTAGGAAATAGTATGCATCCAAACTTTAGCATCCTTTACCTTAACTTGTTAAGCGTATCATATTCTGTGATACGCTTTTTCTCTGGAGAAAACTATAAATGGTTTCAGCTCAAATCGAACGGCTTAAAAAAGATTCGCGTCAACTCGAATTTGCAATTGCTCGGTATCGAAAACAAGGAAGAACCGATAGAATGGCTAAAGTGCTATTGAAAAAAATATTCTTAGATGAACAGATAGCTGAAATACAAAAAACCAGAATTTTAGTAACATAGGGGATTTACAAAGTGTCTCCGTTTCGGTATAATAGATAGAGTTTATCGGAACGGAGATACATACATCATGAATATTTTTATACTTGACAAAGACCCTGTAAAAGCAGCACAAATTCAATGTGATGCACACGTTTCCAAAATGATACTAGAATCGGCACAGATGTTATCTACTGCCCATCGTGTATTAGATGGTAAAGAAACGCGGCGTCCTTCTAAGTCTGGTAAGACTATGGTAAAGTACTGGGAGTTACCGGATAAAAGAGAAAATATTCTATATAAGGCGGTGCACGTCGGACATCCGTGTACTGTATGGACTATGGAATCTATTACTAACTATCTTTGGCATTACGAACATTATTGTGCACTCCATGATGAATTTATATATAGGTATGGTCGTACACATAAATCTTGGACTGATCTTCAAGATACTCTTATAGATGTTCCTAACAATATTCCATACGGACGGCAAACAGCATTCAAGCTTGCTATGGGCGCATCACCCGAGTGTATAGATAGTTCAGATCCTGTTGGATCTTATCGTAAATTTTATCAGACTAAACAACATAGGTTCAAGATGGCCTGGACTAAACGTTCTATTCCAGAATGGTTTGAGGTAGCAGTATAATGGATAATTATATTCGTATATGGGATCAAGTATTCGATGAAGATTGGTGTAATTCTTTTATAGAAAAGATCAAGACTAAAAATATGTTTAAGTTAGAATCGGACGAAGAATCATATAAAGTACTTGATCTTATATCCCAAGAAGATGTTCGACCAGAGGTAGAAAAAATTGCTAGTGCTTTTTCTATTGCAGCTGACAAATATGCCGAAGTTTGTAATGTAAAAGAATGGCAATATCCTAAGCATTATGGTATAGAAGAAGTTGGTTTATTTAAATATGAAACTGGTGATGAGAGTTTACCTAAAATATATAAAGGTGAAGATCCACGTTTGTTTTTACATTTTTTCCTTTTTCTAAACGATGGTACTGGCGGATCAGTAGAACTACCAGACCATGAAGCAGTTATTGATAGACTTCCAGGTCGATTAGTAATGTTTCCTTGTTTCTTTACTTATCCCTATGCTATAAAGCAATCAGTAGGTGATTCCTATTTTGTACACGGATTCCTAAAAGATGCATCAGATTTAATTGAAAAAATTTGAAAAAAAAATGAAAAAAATGCACTTTGGGGGTTTACATTTGATTAGAAAACCATTATATTAGTATAGTAACAGATTAGGAGAGAGATCATGGAAAAGGCCCTTAAAAATTATATCATCGAAACCAACGCAGCTTCACGGGCTGAAATGGATGCCAATCCTGGCACCATTATTGGTATGCTTCCCGATCCTTCTGAAGTTGAATATTGGGCAGAGCGTGTGCCGACTGGCACTCTTGCCGAATATCTTCGTATCTCTCTGGAAACAGAGGCATATTACATCATTGCTGATGCATACAGTAAAGGGTATGCTCGGACATTTGATTTCTCATCAATGACTGATGAGGAGATCCAGGTAGAGATCGATAAAGCTATTGCTCTCATGGATGCAGAGGCAAAGTATGAAGTCGAAGCCGAGGCTCAGGCAGAAGCTGAAATGGATAAGCTTGCTGCATCCTTGAGCATAGATCGTCCTACTTTGAAAAGGTGGATGCAAGAGGCAATGATCGTGTGATAGTTCACTTTTTAGGATATCATATATCCAATCGACAAAAAAAGACTATTGAGAGAGCTACGGAATTAGCTCTTGAATATCTTGTGTCTAAACGATTAGCAAATACTCTTGATATACAATATCATATTATAAAAGATCTCTGTAAAAAAGAAGGTATATTTGCAGATTGCTTTTGTGAAGACTACGACCGATCTCCTAAGTTTTTTGATATACGTTTATCCTGGACTGATACATCAGATATGCACATTGTGATTTCTTCGCTATGTCATGAACTAATACATGTTTCTCAATATGCACAAAGAAGATTAAGACATCTATCTCGATCTAATCTGCAGGCATTTGGAAAAGAATATGTTAATATAAATGAAGTAAAATATCACGATCTGCCCTGGGAAAAGGAAGCATATGAAAAAGAAATGGAAGTCTATGAATATGTACGTAAACATATGAAGGATAGATACAACATAATATTACGGGAAGTGGATGATAAAGTTGCCTACGTATATTCTAAGAAACAA